TTTCTTGATTTTCGGCATCCACCCTGTCGGCATCTACCATTGATAAGTTACTTAAAGAATTTTTTTTTTGGAGTTCAGACAATAAACCCTCTAAACTAACAGAAGTAGCATCTACATCTCCACCCTCTTGATAACCAGCCATTTTCTTTTTATCTATTACACCGCCACCATACTTATAACTCATTACGTCACCACCACCCATGTAGTTACTAACATCTCCTCCACCCATATACTCATTAACAACTCCGCCACCTTCCATAGGTTGCATTTGTGCTAATGCGGCTTGTGATATTAATGCATCAATATTTGAATGTGCTGAATTATCTGATACAGCGTTTAATTGCTCTAAAAGTGGTTTCCCTAACATTTTTGCTGATTCCCTTTTAATTACAAACTCACCGGGAGTTAACATTGTTGGTACAGTATCTGTAGTAGTTCCCGGCATTAGTCTCTTACCTCAAAATGAGGAAAATCGTCGAAACGGTTGTCCATTACTTGAAAATCCATATCCCAGTCTCCGCCCCATCTTAAACGAATGCCCATGCCCCTAGCAATACCAATGACAAAACCAGCAAAGAGAGTTTGTCGCTCCCTGTCTTCCCAATCAACAGGATAAGGGGTAACGTCAACGGCTTTAGAAGGACTAGAGTTGTGCCTACCGTTAGGATACTTAACTTTTGTACGACCTTCATCATATAATTTATTCTGCCTTTCTTTACTACGATGACCCTCAAGTATAGAGCAGTCAACGTGTTTAATTACTTCATTGAAAACATCTTGAAGTCGTTTGTCACAACTTTTAAGACGTCCCTTTGATTTCTTAGAGTATCTAGGCATTCATTAGATTATACGAATAAATAGGTTATTAACAAAATAAATATATTATATTTTTGAACCAGTAATCCAGTTATATGCTTTCTTTATTTTGTAAACATCAAAATCATCTTTTTTAGTAGTAATTTCGTTTTTATCCATCTTTTCAGTTCTTGGGGGTCGAGCAAAGTAGTCGGCGTAATATAACCCATCCATTAAGTCATCATTCCTTGGTTTTGGATGTTCAAAGAACTCATCCATTAATTCTGTCATGTGTCTATAAACGTGTAGTTTTTTAGAGTTAACAATTTGTCCTAACGCCGTTTCTAGTCTATCTTCTTTTTTTACTCTTGCAGGAGGTTTAACACCTTTAAACAATCCGGGCATTAATCTTTTTTCTGTAGCAGACATTCGTGTTACCATATCTCTTACCATTTCTTGTGCTGCAACTGTTTCAATAGTTACTCTACGTACAGGAGAATATTTCTTTGCATATTCAATAATTTTTGCAGGGACATCAAAGGTTGGTATACGTTCTCTAAAGTAATCTAAAACATATCTATTTTTATGTGCATCGATACCCATAACCATAATTACTTGAAAGTCTGATGTTTCTGATGCGGTAGCCGCTAGGTCAACTCCAATATAAACATTGATTGGTATAGCGTCACTACCTTCAATAATGTAAGGCATATTGTTTTCTTTTCTAAACACGCCATTGTAGTATTGTATTCTATCTATTTTAAAAGCAGCATTAGTAATATCACGAGCATCATTCATATACTCTTGTGCAAACTTATTAACTAGACCAGCTTCTATAAATTCTCTTTTCTTTGATTCTAACTTTTTTTCTGAAAATTGTGCTTCCCACAAAGGTTTATCGTTTTCAATAGCCTTATAAAAGTTTACTATCCAAGGGTATTCACGTTTATCTTCTTGTGCTTTTCTATAACCATCGTATGTCATTTGTAAATAAGAATCAAAATGTACAATCGTACCTGATAACCATATCCAACCTTCGTTACCGGGTGTTTCTTCAAGTGCTGGATAAACTGTAGATACAATCCACTTTTTAATTTCTGACCTACGCTCTGGTGTCTTGGTGTTTAGTTCTGATTCAAAATCATCAAGAACAATACCAGTATAACGTACATCAACCTCGGCACGACCTCTTAATCTTTGTGATGTTCCTTTTGCTATTACCCTATCACCTTTTGCAGTAACAATATCTTTTTCTGTCCATCTTTTACCTACAGAACCACCATCCATTGTTCCAAAATAGTATTTAATCATTTTATTGTTTTCAAAATGACTTCGTATGTATTTTAAATGGTCTATTGCCTGTCCTTGTTCTTCTGATACCCACGCCACAAAGTGTTGTTGGTCTGTTTTAGAAAAACAAAGCTTATGCATAATAGCAGCTTTAGAAATAACAGATTTACCATGACCCCTTGGTATAATATTACATATTCTAGCACCGGGTTTAGTGGTAATCATCTGTTTAGCTATTTCATAGTGAAACGGTGCTGATTCTGATTTCTTTAAAAAATCATTGGGTAAGAACGCTCTACCAAAATAAATAAGATTATTGTAAGCGTTTTTTAAAATCTCATCACGTTCCTTCATTTCAGAAGGACTTGGATTTATATTAAAATTTTCTGGCATTAAGCTTTATATACATCATTACCGTCAAAATCTCCAATTTGAACTAAATTATCTTTCATGTCAAAAATGCTTTCACATATGTCGCATATCCATCCACCTAATTCATCTCTAGAGTTTACATAGGGTAACTTATTCATAACTCTATTTCCTATTATTTCACAATCACAAGCAGGGCAGTAGTCTGCACCATACATTAATTCTTTTAATTCATTTAAAGTTGCTAGCCTTGTAGGATAATATATGCTATACTTTTTTTCCATTTAACTTTGCAGTTTCTTGCTCTGGCAAAACTCCAGCTTTAAAAGCATTTAACTTCTCTTGACTAAACCCAGTAAATTCTTGTATCAATGCAACCGAATCTACTTTCTTTTCTGTACTTAACATTCCTGAGATTTTCATTAAAGTTTCAATGGCTCTCATTTTATCTGAGTCCTTGGCTTCTTCCGATTCTACAATATCTTTTGTTTTTCCTAACAAATACGATTTTGTAATCCCAGTTTCATTTAATAATAATTCTATTTCTTTATCTATCAACTGTCTAACCTTTTTGCTTTTTAATAAAACTTTTGTCTTTTGCTTGGCATAGTCTAAACTTTTTGTATTTTCATGAGCTTTCATAAAAGCATCAATCGGTTTCATACCACTTGCTATATACTTTGCAAATATACGTTTAGATGAGGATAAGTTGCCGTCTTTTATTTTCTGATACCAATTCTTTCTACCAAAACGCCATATGTCTTGAACTGGTTCACCACCTAGGTCTTTTGTTCTTTCACAATTTGCCATACCAAGTAATGTTCTAATAAAATCATCACTAGCATTCTTTGTTTTTAAAACACCTCTTTTAATAACTACCGTTACTTGTCCATCATCAGTTTGTATCCAGTCGCCTGTATTTGCCTCTCTCCAGTCGTTTTTTATGTTTTGCTTAGGATGATATAGCCTAAACTCTTTTTCGTCCTTATAGAGCTTATATTCAACGCCTTTTATCTTTCTAGAGTACGGCATTGTTAGTTGTGGCGGTTTTTAAATAGTTCTTCACCACCAGTAATTAGTTCAAAGTCTCTTAATGATTTTATTCTAGCTAATAGTTCAGCAAGCTTTCCATATATAGCAGAACTAGGGTTTATAACGTCTATTATTTTTATTTCACCAGCGAGCTTTTTAATTGCATTTATGTTTGTAAAAACATCAACATCATCAAATGACCCCTGTAATGCTTTATTGAATCTAGTCTTTCTTTCATCCATATGTTAATTTAGTTAAAAAGGTTGTTTAAAAGAAGTAATTAAGTTTTCCACAATGTTATCCACAATACTTAATTAAGTATTTATAGTATATTATAGTAGTATAGTATCTGTCAATAGTGAGTATAGTATTATAGTATAGTAGTAGTATAGTATAGTAGTAGTATAGTATAATATAGTAATATAGTATAGTATAGTACCCCGACCAAGGAAAACCTAGAAAAATTTAAAAAAATTATATTTGTATTCGTGTTTCTGTTATTTTTGTATGGGGTACTCCCCCCAAGTCCGTTTGGGTTAGGAAAGTTGAATTGAAAAACTCGTTTTAGTTGCAAGCAGGTTGAAATATCCGAGGCTAGCAAGTTTACTAAGTCAAAAAACATTCCTATAACTCCAACAATATCAGTACTTATAATTTAAATGGAACTAGAATTGTTGTTTGAGATATATAATACAACAAACGGAATATTTATTTATTAGGAACTTGTTACTATCAAGATTGTGAAACACTCTAGTCAGATTCAAGGTATCCAATCCTGTTTCAAATCTCGATAGGGTTTTATTCTAATTAATACAAAGGAACTTAATATGTCAATATTAAATAATCTTAAAAATATTGGTAGTGATACTATCAATAAATTAAAAGACGTTGCTAATCTTCAGACTTGTAAAGTCTGTTCTAAAACTATAAATACAATGAAAGATGATGACGCTTTTTATTCGAATCATCTAGCAGGTTGGTATCATAATACTTGCCATGATTCATTGGTTAGTTGTAGTGTATGCAATAGGAAAGCACATCACCTCGAAGCAGGAATTTGTTCAAGTTGTTTGAATAATACTTCAGTCAGAAGTTATTCTTATAAACCTGATACATTATTCCATAGGGTTAATCCTAAGAAGAAGATGCCATTGCAGGCTTATTCTTCAAATTCTAGGCATGGACTTCCTATTATGCATTTTGGTGTTGAAATTGAGGTGGACCATCACGTTACAGAAGAAGAGTATAATAGTAGTATTATTTTAGATGGGAATAATTTCGCATCTTTAGTTAATATTATTGGAAGTGCTCTTAGAAATTGCAATTTATTTTATTGCAAGACTGATTCTTCACTTAGTGACGATGGTATAGAAGTTGTATCACATCCATTTAGTTGGAACTTTTGGAAGACATACGGGCAGGATATATATGATACTCTGTTTAATACTCTTCTAAGTAGTGGCTATTCATCAGCTGAAAGTTCTGAGGGTGGAATGCATATTCATATCAGTAAAAATGCAATTAGTTCTAGTCAATTATTAAAACTTCTATGGTTCGTCTATGAATCACCTAAGTTTATAAAGTTAATTGCTCAAAGGACTAGTTCATATGCTGATATTGATTATCCTAGCTTGGTTGGTTGGTCTTTAGATACTTTTAAAAAGAAGCTTTCCGCTTTAACTCGGATAGCTAAAAGGAAGTATTCTTCAGAACAATCACGTTATACGGCTATGAATTTCGCAAATGACCATACAATAGAGTTTAGAATATTCAATGGAACATTAAACATAATGACTTTATCTAAAAACATAGAGTTTTTACATAGTTTAATTTCCTATTGTTCTCAGACACCTATTAGTACTATTGTTAATAAGAAAAAAGAAGAAACGAGGGTTGATAGTTATTTGCAATTCTTGGCTAACAATCAATCTAAATATATGAATCTATGTTTATTTTTAAATAGTGAAATGGATTTGTCTTCTCAAAAGAAGAATAAATACTTTTCAGAGGCTAGATCTAGACTAGGTCGTAAAATGGTTATTGATTCAGTTTTTAACAATGGTAGAACAACCAACCAATTTAAACTAGATAGAAAAGGAGTTATGATATAATGTGTATAGCTATACTTAAAAAAGAGGGCGTCAAAGTACCTAGAAAACAGTTAGAAGAATCATTCAAGAGTAATCCTGATGGTAGTGGATATTTATTTGCTAATAAAGGAAAATTATCTGTCAAAAAGGGCTTTTTTACTTTTGATGACTTCATTGATAATTACTCTAGAGATATGGAGAGATTCAATAATCCTGTATCGATAATTCACTTTAGAATTACGACACATGGACTTACTAACAAATTGAATTGTCATCCATTCTTGATAAATGATTCTTTAGGATTTGCTCACAACGGAATTATCAATTTTGTTTCAGACCATAAAAAGAAGTCTGATACAATGATGTTCAAACGTGAAATTCTTCAACAATTACCTGATAATTTTATCTATAATGATACTATTATTAAGTTAATCGAGGAGTCAATCGGAAATTCAAAATTAGTATTCTTAAATAATCAAGGTGATTACAAGATTGCTAATGAAACCGCAGGGCATTGGTCAAAAAATAATAAGATATGGTATTCTAATAAATCTTATTGCCAAGCACCTAATCAAACATGGGTTAATGCTTGGGGTGGATATAACAGATACTACGATGATTATGAAGTACTCAATATTACTACTAAGAAGAAGAAGAAGAAGAATACTCATACTGATGACTGCAAAACTTGTCAAGGTAATTTGTTTACTATGGACGAAAAGAAACTCGGACATTGTTACACTTGTCAGGCTGAATTTCAGACTACTAGAAGAATATGATAATCAGAGGGGAGACTAGCAACCTCCCCTCACAACTTAAGAGGTTATTATGCCTAATGCACATGAAATAATTGATGAAGATTACGAAGCAATTTTTAATAGTATATCAGGAACAACTAAGGAGGGATATAGATACAAAATAAGAATCAATGATGGTAAAGCAAAAATCACTAGAAACAAATTTGGTGATATAATAAAAAATAGGAGATAATAAAACAAAAGGGAGAGTCTAGCAATAGGCTTTCCCTTTTTTTGTGTCCAAAATTATACAATGCAGCAGAGTTAAACGCAGCTAAAGCAGCAGCCCCAGAAAACACTGGAAAACAGCCGTAATTACCTTATTTTAGCACAACTTTTCTACGTTATGTATAATACAGAAGTTTCTATTATACATAATACATTAAACTTGTAATTAAATCACCTAATCCCGCTTCAAACACCTGCAAATTATCCTATGCTGGTTATAATTATAACGCCATATTATTATACATATTACTTATAAAGTATGCACGCTGGTAAACGCAGGCTAGTAAAAGTATATTTTATGCACGCAAGTATGCACGTAGGTAAGTAAGTATATATTTTATGCAAGCAGGTAAGCAGGCAGGCGAATATATTATTATTATTATGCATGCACGCAGGTATTAAAGCTAGTAGTAGCTAATATATATAGTTTTCATGCACGCAGGTACTTTCCCAGCAGTTTCAGGCTCATCTGTGAGTTTGTAATATTATGTATAATAGCATCTAAGTATACTTAATTATATATATGATATTTACTTTTCCCACAGCTTTTCCCCCGACAGCTAAAATAATTTACTTTTTTATGGAACTTTTTTAAGGTTTTTGCGTATATATATTATAACAAAAACAAAGGAGTTTTATTATGGATAAAAAAATGTATATCGTAAAAGGTTCGGAAGATGGAAACTTAGGTGTATATAGTAACTTAAAAAAAGCTTATGCAAAAGCTATTCAATATAATGAGCATGATAAAGAAAGAAATATAAAATCATATGCTCAAGTATGTAAGAAATTTAATGAACATAAAGATTATTGGAGCTGGGAAGTAAATGTAGATGAGAATTATTATACTAATGGATGTGTAGGTGCTAGTATAGAATTATTTTATGTTAATAAAGGATTCGGGGAGGGTTAAAAAATGAATACATTAAATTTTAAAGACACTGAATTAAACGAGTATATAACAGACACTATAAAAGAATGGAAAGAAAATGGCGATTGGTCAAGCCAATTAAAAGAAGATTTGCATTACCATTTATTTAATGAAGATTACTACATAATAGGTAGGTACAAAGCTGAAAAATGGTTAGGCGATAAAGTATTTGAGGTTATTGAGTATATACACGACTACGAGACAGAAAACTTTGGAGAGGTAAATACAACGCTCTCAAACCCTGAATCTGTGGCGAATATGTTCGCTTATATTAGGGGCGAGGAATTACTCGCAGACAGAGAAGAAAATAAAAGAACTTGGAGAGGTATTT